ACGTTGGTTAGGTCGTTGTACGAGATTGAGGCGTCAAGCGTTACGGACGATCCAGATGCCGTCACCGTAAGGCCAGAGCCCGCGGCCGCAACAATGTCCAGCGCGCCTACAAGAGAGTTGACGCTCGTTACGCTGCCGCTTCCAGACGAAGTCGTTGCGTCTATCGTAATGGCATTTGTTGCCGAGTTGACCGTCAGCGTGACGTTGCTTCCGGCAGCCAGCGTGACGTCGCCGGTCAGATTGTTGACCTTAGCCACGCCGCCGTTCGCCAGCGGGTCCTCCCACGTCAGGTTTGTTCCGTCAGTCTTCAGGTACTTGCCGCTTTGCTGCACTGTCGCCGGGAAGTCCGACAGGTCTGACGAGGACAGCAAGATGTCGCCGGTGCGCCCAGAGACAGACGACACCCCGGAAGTTCCAGGCTGCGCAGAAATGGTCGTCACGCCGGTGACTTCGTCGCGCGTAAGCGTAACGTTGCTGCCGCCCGAAAGATTGCTGAACACAGCGTCGGAAGATGCCGTGCTCCAGTTAAGGATGTTTGCCGTCGTGTGAGAGTGCGTCCCACCGATCAGCGAACCGGTGACAGAAAGATTTCCCGCAATCGTTGCGGTGTTTGCAGTCACGCTGGAAAACGTCACCGACGACGGAAAGGCGTGCGAGTGATCTGCACGCGCGTAGTTAAGAGACGTTCCTGACTGGCGCGCCCCTACATCAATAGGAGCGGTGGTTGCCGGCAGTGCCCCTGAGGCGTACGGAAGATTGACGTAGTTGCGTATTCCATCGCCAACCTTAAAACGCAGGCTGTCTGTTTCCAGTCCGTACTCACCCTCGGCAAGAACAGGATTGCTGGTACTCCAACCTGCAGTAGTGTCGCGCCGGACCTGAATGCGAACCTGGGCCATCAGGCACCTCCGGTGTACGGCGTTTGGTACGTGTATGCGAAGACAATGTCGATGACGCCATCAACGTCGTCGGGCGTGTAGTAAACGATCCCGCCGTCCTCGTTGCGCTTTCCGAGCCAAACGTAGTTGCCTCCAGATCCCCAAAGGGACTCAGGCTTTACGGTCGATGTGCCGCCGGAGAATCCGATAGTGCCGGCGCCCCACACACGCACAACGTCGTTCCCCTGCCTGGTCGTAGAGTGCGTGTACGGCAGGCCACTGATTGCGAGCGCGGTGCCGGAGCCTCCGGAAGTCGTCACGCGAAGGCGGCCGGCAACAATGACCTGCGATCCGTTTCGCGTGTACGTCCCCTGCCGCTCGCTGTATGTGACTGTTGGCTGCGATACGTTTGCGCCACCAGCCGCGATCAGCTCAGGCTTCCATTCACCTGACTCGACAACACCATCGTCGCCGACGATCGCATCAAGCCTGGCCTCTATTGCAGAAAGCCGATCCAGCGACTTAGCGCCAACACCACCAATGTCACCCGTCAGCTGACGAACCTCACCGCTCGACAGCTTGGCGTACAAGATGCCGTCGTTTGTGTTTAGGGCGATCTCGCCTTCTTCCAGCTCGGCGGGGTCTGGAACTCGACCGGGGGCGTTGTTTCTCTTAGGGATAATGCGAATCGACATGCGCTACCCCTTCAGGGAAATCGTGGCGGTCGCGGTTCCCGAATCGAGTACGAGTTTTAGGAAAGGGGCCGCAAAACAGGCGTCAGGAATCGGATAAGACCGACCTGCGCTCACAAACGTTTCTACCGCGTTCCCCGAATCGTAGACGGGGGTAGCCACGTCTGAGCCAGTGGCAGCCGAATACCATGCAATCTTCGTAGCCCCGCTTACGGCCGACACAAATACCATGCCGGCTGCCGAAGCTCCGTACGGAATGAGTGGGGTAGTCGACTCGCTGGCGGCCAGCGAGAGCGACGACGTAACGCTGCTAAGTCGTTCGATTTTGTTTGGCATGTCAGGTAATCACATAGAGTGTGGCGGCGTCTGGAGAAGCAATGGCGTCGTACTCTTCCTGCGTCACAGAGATGATCCGGTTAATCTGATTGCTGGTCACGTCCGGCGAGTACGGCGTGTCAGTCCATCGCAAGCCAATGCCAATCTTGCTACGCCCCGTGTCGCTCTCTACGGCATAGGTTCTGCGCGGAATGTATTGATTTGAGGCAGCCCATTCGGCCGCAGTTCTCTGGATGATGCTCGGTAGATTTGCCATCACTTATTTTTCCAGCGAGGGACGATGCGCTTCTTTACGCGGTCTGCAGCTTCTTCGCGGCTTGCCTGGGGGTCTTTCTTCAGTTCTTTTCGGACGTTGTCTTCGAGGATGTCTGGCGCAATGTCGACCGACTTTTTAGGTTCCTGCTCTGGGGGCGTGTAATCCACGATCCCGCGAACTTCCAGATTTCTCTTTCGGGCAACCCTTCTTACGTCATCAACGGAATCGACCCACGCCTCGGGGTCCATGTGCCGCCTCTTGTCGGCCAGCCCACCCATGTAGAACTTGCCCGTGGTATTTATGCCCGCTGCACGCGCTTGACGGACCATCCTGTCTGCAAGTGGTTTTGGCATTGAGTTCATCCAGCTGCCGTCCATCCGGCCCTGCATGAACGCCCGGTCGGAACCTTTTGTCCCTGGCGGCATCTGGCAGGCAGCCATTTCGGCAAAAGCCGGCGATGCGCCGTTTTTTAGCGCCCTCTTGTAGAGAGCCACTGCCTCTTCTCCGCGCACTAAAACGTCGTGTGGAATCATCCTGCAATCTCCGGCGGGATTTGCGGCAGCGGTTGATCGCCTTCTGCGGGCTGCTCAGGGATCGGCTCGCCGCTGTCTGGCTGAGGTTCGGGCGGCAGCTCTTCTCCCCCGGCCATCGGATCCATAGGCGGTGGCGCCGGAATCATGTAGGGCGAGGCGTCAATGTCCAGAGAGTCGGCCCAGTCCCCGATAAGCGCATTGAACGGATCAACTACACCCATGCCAATAAGGTTGCTGAGGACCGGCCCAAGTGTTTGCACGGCCATCTGCATCTGCTCAGCACGCGTCGCCTTGTTTGGCTTACGGGCGCTACCGGCTTCGATCCGGTAGTCGTACTCCCTTGCTACCTGGTAGGGATCCATAGCGGACACGAACTGCTGCCAAGCGTACGTCCCGATAGGCCCAAGGATTGGCTCAATGTCTTGGGGCTGCAGAAGCCAGCGGCAAGCCATTGCTTCCCTGCGAGACAAGACGCTCATTGCGTTCTCGACGCACTCGGCCATGTCGTCCGGCCGCACGCTGATCTGCTCCGACTTCACGGAAGCCTCTGTGGCCGAGCGCATCTGTGACGTTGTAAGCCCGTACACCAGCTCGGTCATGCCGAGCCTTTTGTCCAGCATTTCAGTCACGGCTGAGATCACGTTCCAGATCTCGTTCGTGACGTTTGGTAGCTGGAAGACGGAGATGACGTCGTTGACTGATCTGCCGAGCATCTCGCTCAGCTCCACAATCTTGAATCCTGCCTCGGACTGGGCGAGTATCTGGTCCTTAATGTCCTGGTCGGCTGCCTTCGATACACCAATGAGGGTCTCGCAGCTCGTTGCAACGCGCTGCGCCAAGAACGAAAACGCCCAGCACAGGAACCGAAGCTCCGGGATGCCTGGCTTAATGTGGCTGATCGGCCACACGTACCCCGGCTTCCGGTGGAATGACAGCATTGTGAACGGCCAACCGTTTGCATCTGCCCAAAACGGGATTGGCCACTGAACAGAAGTAAACAGGCTCTGAGGCAACCCAGACTCTTCCTCCACCTCTTCTTCGAGCACTGCTGGAGATATGTTGAGAGGGAAGTCAACGCCCTCGGCAACGACGATGTAGCAGTTTTCGCCGACAGCATCGAATATCCCCCTGGTGTCTTTCGGGCTGTCTTTCAGCCGGTCCCCAAGGCCTGTTTTGCTCCAGATCTTCCAGTAGGTCACCAGGTCGTTTGTCTTGCCAACCTGCTTGCCGTTAGTAAGACCGTCCTCGCCAAGGCGCCCTACGGACCCGATGTCGCCCGTATTTGAGCCGCTGCGCCCTTCCAGGTTGCCCTTCAGCTGCTCCCGGTCTAGGCCGTACTGACGCGCCACAACGTCAATAGGATGCGTGCATCGTCGCGCGCACCACAGAATGTCCTCTATCTCTGTGGCGTCTGGGTCAAGGGCGAGGTTGTCAATAGAGTCAGCAAACGACCCCACCATCTGCCGGCCAGAGCCAGACTCCTCTAAGAGCTCTGTCCACCAAACGCCGGCGCCCTTAATAATCGCCTCGTCAACTACCCGACGACTGTGAGTCTTTAAGTCCAGCTCGTTGGGCGTGTAGTTGAGATACCGCGACATCAAGTCTGAGGCCACCGCCCTGGACTGCTCTTTCATCGCGGTAGCCTGTTCGGCCGCCTGAAACTGCTCAACTGCTGCTGCGTCCTGGGTAATGCCAAGCAGCTCAGGCGGCACGAACGGGTACTTTGTGGGCGTGACTGTGCGGACCGGATTGCGGTGATAGATGACGGCCGCAAACAGCTTCACCGCCTCGAATACACGATTCACCTGCATGCGGAAGCCAGGCGGCGCAATGCTTCTATTGTAGCCATATTCTCCGCGTGCGTACTGGTCTTTCCAGAACCAGTTGTGCGGACCGTCGAAGAAGTCCATGGCTTCCCGTGCGTCCTCGCTAAAAGGACGTTTGTGCTTCAAGGAAAGCTCAATCTTCTTCAGCCAACCTGTCGCAATGTGCCGCAGGGCGTCTCGCCCAGTTTCGTTATTTTCCATTGGTCTTCTTGGCTTGCCGCTCGCTATTGGTAATCAGGCTTGTAGCAACCGTGTCCAGCCTGCGCAGCTGTGCGCTCTGCGCCGAAAAGTCCCAGCACCCCCACTGGCGCCATGCAGCGTTTTCTTGGAGGCCTGGGTCGCCCCTGTGTCTGACGCTGGGTTTTTCCACAAACCCTACCTCTGGCGCAAACACCAGGACCGACACAGTGTTTATGCCCGGCCTGCGGCAAACCCAGCCCAGGGCCGGATCAGCAGGATTTGTGGCGTCGTGATACCAATAAACGCTGTCTCCGAGTTTTACTTCCGGTGGCTTAAAGTCGGCCATTTTGATGTCCTGTTCTGGGTCCAAGGTAAACGTAGTTATCGCCGCCCGACGCCTGCTTTTTGCGCTTTCTGGCCCACTCAACATACCACGGTTCGTCCGGAGCGATGTTCGCAGGCTTATGATATTTTGGGCGATATGCGCACATATACTCCAGACACTGGCAAGCGTGGACATCCCCCCGCGTGTTCGGGGCGTCCGTAACAACGTGCATGCCCGCCAGGTATTGAGTTTTCTTCTTGTACCGTTTTAGTTCACGCTCCAGGTCAGGGACTGCCCCGCGCAGCACCCGGAGTTTTGGGCTGCCGTCCGGACGTATGTGCATGTACGTCTGCGTGGCAACCATTCGGGCCTGGATGTCGTCGCAGCCCGCCAGGAAGCTGGAGCCAGTCACGGTGCTCTTTACCTCGTTCGCGCGAAGCTGCTCCGTATACAGCTCGACAGGCAAGCGCCCCGACCCAATCTCTCGGATGCGCCCGCCGTGCATGTCGATGATGAACGAGTGAAACTGCTGCCCGTAGCACTTTCTTTTCATCCACTCGCCGAAGATCACTGCGTTGCACTGCCTGGCGTAGATCTGGTCGTATATCAGCAGCATTGACTCATCTGGGGGCACGGCAGCAAACAAGGCGGCCGTCACGGCGTGGCCGGGGTCGATGGCGACATATCTGGTCCAGTCGTCGGGGACGACGTTCTTGGGAAGATCAGCCCGGTCGTATCCGTGAACCGACATTGAGAAAGTCGGGTAGCACAGGATTGAATCGGTAACAAACTCGCCCTCTGCTCGCATGCGGAGAACGTCAGCGCCGAGTGCCGACCATCGCTCGATGTTCTTTCGCTTTTCGTCCTCGTCGATATGAGGATTGTCAAGAAACCTAAGGATGAACTTAACGATGTCTGGGTTTTCAGTACCCTGCTCCTCAGCTGCGTCAGCTCGCTCCGATAGACCAGCAAGGGCGTCATTCTTGGAGTGCGGCATTGCGGACCAGCACAGCACGCCTTTGCGGTCTGCGAGACGAGCCTGCATCTCAGGCACCCACGCCTCGGAGTTGACGTCCTCGTCGAAGTGCACACGATCGGCCTGAAATCCCTGCGGCGGCTCCCCTTCGGAGCTGAAGAAATAGATAGTCCAACCGTTAGTGAGAACAGCTGACTGTATGTAGCTGGCAGACTTCAAAAGCCAGGAGATCTTCTTGACCATTCGCGGTGGTATTAAGGGCGGCGCAGGCTTAGCCTTGTCTTTGCGATCCTTGTCTTCAACGGGGTTAAAGGCGCGCCACTCGTTAGTCTTCTCGTCGCGGATCATCTTGAAAGCGCCGGCGCGAAACAGCATGGGGTAGACGACCATGCCGATGTGTTTCCAATCGCGGCCGATGATGACAAGATTGCCATCCGTCTTCGCGTACTTGTCGTACGGATCCTGGCCGGTTACAGCGCGGGCATCTTCCACGAACGTGGAGAGGGACTTTCCTGAGCGATTGCCGCCAATGACGAGTACTTCACTCGCCCGGCATTTGTGCATCTCGTCCTGAGTCGGTGTCGGCCGGTAGAGCCTTAGCGCCTCGATTCTTCGATTTGCGAGCTCGGCCTGGATTTCCTTCAGCTGAGACTTCGCGAAGCTCCCCATGCTTTCCACCGACGGGAGCGGGGAGGGCTGGTGTCGCTTTCTCGGTTGCCGTGGCATTGATGATCCTTCCCTGGAACTGCTGTGCTACCCGTGCCAGCCGAGCATCCAGCTCAGCCTCCAGCTCGTCGTCAGTCCACTGCTCCATGGGCTTCTTGGCGCCGCCCATCTCCGTGTTCTTGACAACTAGCCGCAGCATGGCTTCGAGCATCTTTGTGCGCGTAGATCCGCCTGGCGCGCTATCAAAGTACTGCTTCATCAGAAGGCCAGAGAAGCCGCTGACGCCGCCAAAATACTCCATAAGGCGCTCCAGCACCTCGGAGCTGTGCGGGATGTTCTCGCCGCCGCGCGATGTTTTTTTGAGAAACTCGTTGACCGCACCCTGCTCGATGTCGCGAAGACTGGCCTCCTTCTCCTTCGCCTTATTGCCCTGTAAAGTGCGACGACGGCAGATCAGACAACGAGTGTCCAAGCTGCCGTCGCGGCGCTTTTTGAAGTGGTCTTCTGTGTCAGGGTAGTACTTGCCGCAGTCGCGGCACTGACGATCTGTCTTATCTGTCATCTATCCTGCTGTGGAACGCCCTTAATCATTGGGGCCATTCCGTCAGTTAGAGGGTTAGGCACGCCAATCTGCGGCTCCCTCGCCTCGCCTACGGTTGCAGGCGTGTCGCCGATAAACCCGGCGGCGCGAAGCTGCTGCGTCAAGTGCGAAAGGCGCGCCCGAACTGCGTCGTCTGAAATGTCTGCTGATGTTCCGTCCATCGGTTCCTCCTGTGTCTGTGGACTTAGAGCATGGCCATTATACAAAAAAGCGGCCGTCAGGAATACCTGGCGGCCGCTCCAAGGTCTATCTAGTAGTCTTGCCAGCGATTACGACAGCAGCACACGAACTTCCGTCGCCGTCGTGCTGGCGGCCTCGATGGCATTCCCAACCTTCAGCGTGGCGTCGTCGTCAATCTTGCCAGCGGTTGCGCTGACACCAACGACTTCGCCTGCAGTAACGTCATTGCCAGCCCCAGTGGTTTTCAGGGCCGTAGTTGGCCCCTTGACTACCACCCAAAACACCTCGCCGTTGGGAGCACCGTTAGCAGGAAGGTATTCGTCCGCCACGCCAACCCGAAGGCTGGACTGAGTGGCAGATGCGTCAACTTCCGTCAGGATGGCCCCCGCGTCAAACTGAACAACAGTCTTCGGCAGAATGGCTGCGCCCGACGTGTTTTTGACAGCAATGCACTCGACAGTTACATTTGTCTTCACGGCCTGGGTCGTGGGGTCAGTGTCGAGAAACACCTTGCTGGCGCCAGTGATGTGAGAACCATTGCCAACCTGAGCGTCATAGTAGGTCTTGGTGATCCCAAGAACCTGCCCACGCGAAAACCCTGGATCTGCAGTAAGCGTGCTCATTTCGTCCTTTCTGGAGACTAGGCAACTGCCTGGAACTTGATGAAGTTACGGGGACTCTTCATCTTGATGTTGGCGAGAACGGAAACGGCGTAGCGGTAGCTTTGCAGTTCCTCGTTGTAGTACGGCCCCTCGCCCACCATCAGCTGGCCTTCCATGCACTTCATCTCCATGTTTCCGATGGAGAGTCCGTAGCCGACGTTATTTGGCACGGCGTACTCAGTGCTAATTTCGATTCCGTCCAGCTCCACGACATCAGAAAATCCGTAGCTGCGAAGGCCGGCGGACTTTGTGACGATCGCTCGCTCCCGACTGTCAAGCCGGTTGAGGAAGTCGATGTACATCTTCCGGTTGACCAGGATCATGTCGATCTGGCTTTCCCGCGTGTCGTTCCGCTTGGCGTGGTTGACGCCTTCGCGAATGGCCTCGATGCACTGGTCCTTCCAGGTACGAGTAGCGCCACCGAAGTAGGAGCTGGTGTAGTTGACAACCAGGGGGCTGTAATAGTCGTATTCCGGGTCAACGGAAACGTACGGCCAAGAGCCGGTGGATTCGTGCTGCGAGCCGGCAAGGGCACCGAGCTCTGTGCTGAGTCCAGCGTACTCGTCGTGCGGCGCGCCAAACGGGTCGAGCTGGTCGGCATTCCGGATGCTACCGTCGTCAACGTTGACGGTCTTCGCGTCGCCGTTGGAGTCCTTGATGCTAAAAATCGACTCCAGCCCGTGCCACCGGTTCTCGTTGCCAACGGCGTTGCCGTCGATGTAGATCTCCTTGGAGAGGTGCTCCTGCATCGACTCCTGGAGACGGCTGGCCATCTTGCCGGCGATGTCGATGAGGGCCTGGGCGCCACGGTTCTCCAGCATTTCGCGCTTTGTTACCTGGTCCGTCACGGTGTACCCACGATACGGGAGGTACGCGCGCTGCCAGAGGTTGTGTCTACTGAAGACCCGTGGAGACTCACCATTATTCGAGGTTACGGGCTGGTTCCTATAGCGGACCTGCCAGTCGAAGCCGCGACCTCCCTGATTCATGGCAACACGGCCAGAACCTTCAAGGGCAGCGAAGACTTTGAACTTACGGAAGGTGGTCTGCTCTTCTTCCTTCAGATGCGTGACCAGCGTAGTGCCGATCGTCCGTGCCCAATCAGTGCTCGACGGCATGTTATTCCTTTCAGACGAGTCCGTCGCGGGCTAGCTGCGCCCTAAGACGTTCCTCAAAAGTCATCGGTGCCCTGGGAGCTCTTGGGTCTGGCGCGCCTGTCGCGCGACTTGGACGCCTGGATGCTTCCCTTCTAAGGTACTCTATGTCCTTCTGAGCCTGATTTGTGCTCACTTCTTGTTGCTCCGGCGCAACATTTGCTTCTGCAGGAAGGGACTGCTGGAAGGCCTGCTGGCTCTGCTGGCGAGCTTGCTGCTCTCGGAGGGTAGTAAGAAGGTCTCGCTCCACCATGGCTGTGGCGTACGCCCACTTCTGCTCGGCAGTGGCGATGCCCATCTCAGAGGCCTGGCCGATGTAGCGCTGCACCGCAAGGCCTTCCTTGGTTGGGTTGCCTTGCTTGTCATAGAGCCAGTCGCGGTTCTGAGTTTCAAGATCAGAGATGTATGACGTCTCTTGCTGCTCGGAAAGGCGGTCCTGAATAAGCTGGTCCGCCTTCTGCTGCGCGATCTGCTCCACCATTGGCCCGAGAGCTTCTTCGGGGTTTGCCAGAAATCGTTGAGCAAACTCGGACTTGTATCTCTGGAACTCGTAAAGCCGCTCCCTGACGTGAAGTGGCGCATCCTCAGAGATGACCTCTCGTCCATTCTCGTCGCGCGTGAGATACTGGCGGTCTGAGTCCTTGATCTCTGGAGGATTCCACCAGGCCTCCTCGGCCGGCGCGGCTTGTTGAACTTGTTGCTGTTGCTGCTGAGGTGCGGCCTGCTGTTCTTGCATCCACCGCTCGAACGGCTCTCGGTGCCTCTCGTACTCCTGCGCATACGGTATGAGCTGCTGATACTGGCTCAGTGCTTTTGACGCAGCCTTCTCTCTCTCGAAGGACTGGTACAGTCGCTGAGCAATCTCTCTCTCTTCCACTCCCTGGAAGTCGGGCAGCGACCGGAAGGCGTTCCAGACGCTCGGTGGAGGGCTCTCCTGAGTGGCTTCCGTAGTTTCCGCAGCAACGCCCGTCGCCACATCTGGCTGCGTTGCCTCAACGGCAGGAGACTCAACTGATGTATCCACGGCCGGGGAGGCGTCAACCGGAGCCTCGGTAGTCATATCTTCGCTCATCGAAGTCCTTTCTGGAGCTGGCGATGAACATCAGTATAGCGTTACTTTCCGGTGAACGGCGAGTTATACATGTCGACAAGTGCCTTCACGCGCCTCAACCTGTCTTCTCGGCTGCGATCATAGATGGGAGAAGTCATGCCTCCGGGCGTCTGCATGCCAGGGCTAGTCACGCTGGGAGCCGACACCTCCTGCGCCCGTTTGCGATACTCGCCGAGGCCAACATTGCTATCGCCCGAAGCCAGTGTCCTTTGAGTAGCTAGTTCAGCGGCCCTTTCTTTGCTAGGCGGCTGATATGGCTGCGAGGCGTACTCAGCCCAAGTTCGCTCCTTCGGGGCTGCCGCAATGTTCATTCCGGTGTTGATGGCTGCATCAGTCCCAACGTCGACGGCAAGGGACGTGGCAGCATTTGGACCAGCCAGGGCAGCCTGTGCAAGAGGGTTAAACAGCGAGGGGTCCAAGGCGCTCGACGCAACATCCCCCAAGCTGCCGACCATCGGAGTGTTTATGCGCGGGTCAACCCCTGCGTTATGCAGAGACTCCCGCGAATCGACCGGCTGATTTGCCTCCAGGAAAGAGCGCAGCTCTGAGATCCTGGCCGACTTGTCCTCCGCGCCTGCGCTGTTCGCCATGTCGAGGATAGGAGACGGCGTCTGCCTGTACCTGTCGCGGGCCTTCCACATCGCGCCTGTTCGGTCGGCGCCGCGAACCAGCCTGCCCAGCGTGTCTTCGTCGGGTAGCTCTGTGTCATTGGCCATTGCCCCCAGCACCGTGTTTGTCCCGGCGTCCATCGTAAGGAGCGCGCCAGCTACCGGGTTTTCTGGGTCTGCAATGAAGTGCCCGATTGCCTTGGAGGCGTCCAGGGCGCTGTCTCCGGCAAACGAACGGTAGTTCGGGGAACCGTAGTCCCTGTGGGTAAACGGATTGTTGAGGCTTGACTGATGGTAGGCCAAGGCGCGTTGCAGTTCAGCGGGAGATGCCAGCTCGCCATCGTCCTTGTAGATAGAGCGGATCAAGTCAACGTCGCGGATGGCCTGCAGGGCCTTCATGGCTTCCGGAGGGACGAGATGCCTGGACATCGCATGCCTGCTGCCACCAAGACCGTCAACCGAATCCTCTGCCGACGGGATGTCGTGGGCTGTAGGAAGCTCGTAGCCAAGTGCCCGCAGACCGTCATACCCGTCGACGACAAAGGCCTGCATCGCGGCCGCTGCCTGCTGGGGATTGCTCCACGCCAGGTTCCCCATGCTGTCTGCGCGCAGCTTGTCTAGCTTCGACCGGTAGTAGCCCATTGATGGGTCGCCGTATATGCCGGCATCAGCAAGACGCTCCATTGCGCCGTCGGCAAACATTTGAGCTCGCAGGCGGTAGTCGTCGGCCTCCTCCTGCGGAATGGCGCCAGGAACGTGGCCTGGAGCCCCTAGGACGCGGCTCTGCATCAACTCTTGGATCAGGTTGGGCATGGCGATGTATTTCGGGAAAAAATCCAGGAGGGGAACCTATATGGATATAGGGGGCGCTTGGGGGCGGCCGGGGGCTTGGGTGATGGCCCCTGGTCCTTGGTATCACAGGACTTACGTCGCATGGTTGCGTTCGTATGCGTGGCAGAGTGGCCGAGAACCCCATTACTACAGGTCGTCACCTTCACCACTCCTCTCATCCTTTATGTCCCCTTGCCGTCGGTGGGGGTCTTTGTTTCCAGGTGTTGGGGCCTACTTACAGAGGACAGCACTTCGCTGGTCCCAACTGTAACAGGAGGATCAACAAATGGATCTCAACAACCTCGCCGACCAGATTGCAACCATGGATTCCCGAATGCAGGCCGTTGCTGTCTGTGCCGGCGGCGCTGCGGTTCTAGGAATCGCTTGCATGGCTCTCTTGATCCGGCTTAGCCAGAGGCTGAAGGACCAAGAGGAGGGTCTGGACTACGTCGCCGTCACTGGGGAACTCCGGGCCAGAGCTACCAGGGATTGTTTAGTCCGGCTCAATGAAGGAGTCCAGACTCTCCATGACTCTACAGAGAAGCATGAAAGGATGCTCCGTCATATGGCCAAGATGAGGGCTGCTAAGGCAGCCAAGGCCAAGACTGCTAAGAAGCCGAAGGCCGCGCCGAAGCTGAAGGTCAAGGCTGCCTGACGAAACCCTCCCAGGAGGGTCTACCGGATTGGCATTCCGGTACTGATGAGTCTGCCAACAAGCACAGCACTCTGCTGTGTAGTTC